GTATAAGTTAAACCGCTATCTAAATAATGAAATGCTGTAAGATCCTCGTTAAATTCAAAAGGTTTTAAATATTCAACGTATCTTTTTGTAGCTCCATTAATATATCTTTGTATAATAATCCAAACTTGATCTTCATTTGTATCACCATCTATACAAGCAACAGTTTCTACTTTTGCATGAGTTAAAATTTTATCTGTTTGTTCTGAGGAATGAGCTGAAGTTAAATTTACAACAGTTCCTCTATCTTCATCAGAATATAATTGTATTTGATTATCATCTATTTTTTCTACAAAATATTTAGTATTTTCTGCTAAGCCTGAGATAGCTGTTCCAGCATTATCATAATAAATATGATTTCCAGTTTTAAAACCATGATTAGATACAAATAAAATATTATTATTTATATTTACACCTTGATAAATAAATTGAGCAGTGTTTGTGCCTGGAGCTGAGGTTAAACTTATTGCAGTTCCCGCACTAGCATTTGAAGATGATACAGCTAATTTAATTGTATTAGCATCAACAGAAATGACATAATAAACTTTTGAATTACTTAAGCCTCCAACAACATTAGATGCAGCATAATAATAAACTTGATCTCCCGTAGCTAAACCATGACTAGATAAAGTTATTGTATTGTTTGCTGTTGAGACAGTTGTTGCATTTGCGGTAAAAGAAATTTTTTGTTGTTTAATAGTTTTGCCCGTATCAGATTTACCACCGAAGATGTGTCTATGCCAGGCAACAACATTTTCTAATCTGTTGTAAGTTAAACCAGCCATAATACCATCGTCTCTTACGCACCAAACAATTGAATAAGGCTCTTGCTGATAGCTCATATCTATTAATCCACTTTCAGAAATGTGATCTGCAAGAATAGTTAGATCCGGAGCTGTATAACCATCTGTATCAAAATTGTAAGCTAGCTCTCTAATTTTTCTTTTAGCTCTTTGTAAAAATATTGTAGCGTTTCCAATTGATAAAGCATCAACACCAGCGGAACCATAATTAGATTGTTTTCTAATATTTATATTAGTTGGTGTTATAGCATCTTGAGCTGCGCCTGAGCTTACTGCATATTCACCACCCGTTGTCATACAAATTAAAGTTCGAGTAGCTTTTAAAGATTTAATGGCATTAACTTGATTAGATGCAATTGTATAAATCATTGCGTCATCATCGTTAGTTCCTGAAGTCATGTTTTCGTAATCACCTGATTTAGAAAAAAACATTGTTTGTGGTTGCTGTGTAGTACCGGCAAAAACTAATCTTTGTTCAAAGAAAGATACGCAGCTAGGATAACCCGTAGTTGCTGAGAAAGCACCAAGTTTCCAATCTGTTATAGCATTAGTGTTTGCAAAATCTTTTTGAGTAGTTGCACTAACTACAGTAGAAGAAGTAAATCCAGTAATTTTAGCGTTACCACTATTAAAGTTAATTAATCTATTTACATCTGATGAAACAAAGGTAGGAGCTGCTGCTGTAATTGTTATAGATCCAGTTGTGCCGGATGGCGTCATTGTAACAGTTGTCGTGTTACTATCTAAGTAGGGTCCATCAGTAAATTCAACTTCTGAAAGTGTCCAGGCAGTATGACCAGTTCTAGATAATTTTCTTACTGCATGGCTTTCGTGAGTTATATACATGACGTCAGCTGATTGTGCGAATTTTAAATCATATAGCTGAGCTGTAGTATAAGGTGTAGAAATTTCGTAAGCAGATCCACCAGAAGTTATTTGACCATCATCTTTATAAAATCTTATGTACTGATTACCAAATTCTAAAATATAAGTTTGAGTTGTAGAAAATGTAAATGGTATTAATCTTGTTTTAGCTGAGCTTGTTTTAACTTCTGATACAAAATAAGTTCCTGGTCTTCTAGTTACTGGTCCATGAGGTAATACAACAAAGTTTTCAATACGAGACGCTGAAGAAAAGTATTTGGCAAAATCAGTTCTGCCTTGCATAGAGCTACTCATTTCCCCAGCTGTAAAGCTAGGGATGCTTAATAATTGTTTTCCCATATTTAGTATCTACTGTTTATAAAATCTTCGGTTAAGATTTGATCGACTTGTCCATTTTCCGGATCAACATTATATCCTTCGCTAGCGTCTGTATGTCTAGCCTCAGATAATTTATATTGATATTTTTCTTGCATTAATTTTGAAACTTGTAAATTTGCAGTAATAGCATAAGCAAGATCTGCAGCTAAACCAGCTGATATTGTTTCTCTTAATAAAACATCCATTTCGTTTGGATCTGTAACTTGAGAAACATAAATAACTTTAATTGATGCCTCGTTGCAAAGGATTTTTCTACCTTCTACTTTGTGATCTGAATTGTAAGCATTTATTCCTAAAACTCTTACGCAATCACTTGGTAAAGTGAATTGATAACTAAATCCGTAAGCTGGGGTTGTAGCATCTTGAGCTAATTGCAATCTTTTAATTAATGAGTTCCAAGGATGACTTCTAAATACTGCATCCCTTACAGTGTTAAATCTTTCGTTGCATAATCTTGCATTTTTTGAATTATCAGTAAGCGCAGTTATAGATGCTGCACCTAATTGATTTAATGCTGAATTACACATTTGAACTACACTAGCCATTATTTCCAACCTCTTTTCATTGCTCTATAGCTTTTTGTAGAAACTGTACTTTTACTTTTTGATCTTGAAGTTCCAGCTTTTTTTCTTCTATTTATATTTCTTACTAATGAATTTTTTTTATAAGCCATAATTCCTTTTTATAATTTTGATTAGCACTCTAGGCGAGTTCCACTCTCGCTTTCCCCGCCTAGAATTTCTTAGTGATTATTATTCATCACAAGGTATTTCGAATACCTTTTCTTCTTCCATTCTTACTGCTCCAAGAGCCATAGAATAGTACACTTGAGTTGCGTAAGACTTGTCGTCTCTTTCAGAGATTTTAGCCTTAACATCTGCGCCAATTGCAAGTTTAACAGCGTCTTCAGTGAAAGCGTAACATAGTCTGTCGTCTGTGTTAGCTAACGCTAGTCTGTTAGACATTATGAATTGGAACCCTAAGAAACTATCGACTTGTCCAGCCGCTAATGCTTTAACTGTATTAAAGTCAGCAGAAGTTACTGAAGTTGTGCCAAGTAAGTCTTGGATTTGTTTTGCTCCACAAACGATATATCTTTTTAAGCTAGGATCTACATCGCCAGCATCTAAGAAATGCTTAGCTGCAAGTAGTTTAGCAATAGTCATACCATCTGATTGAGCAGATGTTGCGAATTTAGACGCACTTGGTAAAAGTTGGTTAGTTCCACCAGACACACCCGTTTGAGCTTGACCGCCTATAGCTGCAATAATAACATCATCAATTGATCTATTCATTGCTGCCGCAGCTGCTTTCGCATACGAGCTTGTTGGATCTACTAACATTCTAACTTTATCTAAGTCATCCACTAAGTCAGCCCATTCATAGTCTGCAAGTCCCACTCTTCTTCTAGAGTGAGGAGTATTGATCTGAGGTGTTGCACCATGTCGAGTAGAACGAACTTGAGCCGCAGTTACTCCGATTTGATCGAAGAATGCGTGTTTTCCTCTAACAGTTTCAACATCAACAGCAGATCTAAGTCTTGATCCCATTTGTTGAGCTAACATCGAAACATTTGAAGAGTATTGCTCTACAAATGCTGTAGTTATTTGAGTTGACATAATTGTCTTCCCTTTCTTTGTTAGTTGTTGTTTATGTTTTATCGGTTGATTATCCTTACGGGTCGCACCTCGATTTTAGATCTCCTGGATCCCATTCTGTTCCTGGTGGCAACTTGGGTCTTTCGATTATCCAAATATATTTCAGCTCTACAAAAAAATATTAATTCTGTAAAGCTAAATTCTGTTAAGCCTCTTGATGTTTTTGTCTAAACAGCTCAGTAACTTCATCAACGGCAGCTGCATGATTAGGATGGTTTTTATCCCAATAAGCACTTTTACTATCTCCCGTTATTGATGCTATTGATTTGTTTAATTCTTTAGGTGTCATATAGTTTGGTCCCGATGCTTGAACTATATTATCTTCACCCATCTTTTCGGCTAAATTAACAAAAGCTTTTATAACTGCTGGATTGTCTCCAATTTTAGTTCCATCTTCCAGGTTCATACTCATAATACCTTTTGGAAAATGTTGTTGAACTAAGTTAAAAGCTTTCTGAGTTTTTTGATCGTAAGCTTGACCATACTCTGTTTTTAATTCAGTCATTGCTTTTTCTCTTGCAGCAACAGCTGTACTTTCAGCTGTAGCTAACTCATTAGCTTTCATTTCATTATAAAATTTAACAACTCCTTCAGCTTGTCCAGGTAATAAACCTAGTTTATGTGCTTGAGTAGAAAAACCTTTTAACGCCTCCTGGTCTATCTTTTGATCTTCAGGAAGATTATATTTATAACCATCTGCAGTTTCGGGTCTGCCTAGTTTTTGATAAACTGCATCCCAATCTTTTTCTGTAGCAAATTTATTAGGAACTGGAATTTTATCAGCACCTACTAATTTTTGAGCATGAACATAACTTTTTGCAAGACTTTCAATATCGTTGATATTTTCTAAAGACTTGTCAGCTCTTATTTCATCAGAAAGACTTGCTTTCCAATCTGTGTTTGTCGGAGTTGTTTCTGTTTTAGGATCTCCGGATAATACAGTTTTTTCTTCTTGTATTACTTCCCCTTGATTTTCGCTTGACATGATTATTTCTCCTTTTTGTTAAGCATATTATTGATAAACAAGACCACTGATCTTGCTCCTTCTAAGTATGCGCTTTCATGACTATCACCTTTGATGTGAGTAGTTGTATGATAGCTGCATCTTTTTTTTAAATCCTCAAGCACTTTCTCTCCGCTTTCAGATGTAAAAACTTGTTTGTAGTCTATAACTAATTGTTTAAGATCTTTTTCATTCATTTAGCATTCCCGCTTTCAGAGCTGGTGCAATTTTTCCAGCGCTTTCAGCAACTTGTTGAGCTTGCTGCATTTGCGCTTGCTCAATTTGTTGTTGTTGTTTATTTTGCTGGATTTGTTGTACTTCTGCAGCGGATCGCATTACCTTAGCTGGTAATCCTAATACCTCTTTAACGTGATCGACTAGACCATCTATATCTAGGTAATCAAATACTGGTGCAACATTTTGGAGTGATCCAAAAATTTCTATTCCTCTCATGATTGATGAAAGCTCTTGAGTTTTTTGTGCTTTGGCTAATGGAGATACATATTCTATTTCTATATCTTGATCTCCAATCTGCTCAGGAATTTGTGGAAGTTTTCCATTTTTTAATAATAAATTAAAACATCTAGTTATTAATGGCTGTAATAATTCAGATTGTAATCTACCTAATACTGGACCAAGTAATCTCATCTTCTCTTCAGTTCTTTGCATGACTTCTGTTGCTGTCATGTTTTGTCCCTGAACTGTCATTAATTGATCGACAAAGAAATTTTCTCTAATAGCTTTTCTTCTTTGCTCTTCCATTTGTAATCCTAATGGATTGTTAGATCCAATATTCATTGGCTCTATTCTGTCTCTAGTTCCAGATCTGTAATAGTTTAATCCACCTGGTACAGTTCTTACTGGTAAAACAAACCCATCATCAGGAACCATTAAAGGAGGATCTATTTGTTTTTGAGCTGCTTTAATAGTTGTCTTAGACATTGTGTTTAACATCTTAACATCAGGCAAAGCATTCATTGCTGGAGATCTTCCGTATGTTTCATTAGAAGATGATTTTAAATATCTAGGAACTACATAAGGAAATTCTCTAAATCCACTTTCTCTTAATAAAGTTCCAGTTTCTTCGTGGACATGACAAGATATAAAATCCATATTTTTTGAATTTTCATATCCCATTGGAGTATCATTCGCAGATACCATGTGAATAATATCTGTGTCTTCATAAGGATTGTTTTTTATTTTAGTTGTTAAACTGATTGGTAGTTCGGCATCAGGATATAAAGCTGGAATATTTTTATTCTTAACTTTAAATTTTCTAATTAAACAATCAACCATACCTCTTTCGTTTTCAGTTATATAGATTTCTGAGATATGAATTGTTTTAAATCTTAGATCATCTTTAGGATCATCAGATATAAACATAGCTGAAGTACCGAAAGCTAGCAGCTCATGGTATAATTCAAAAATTTCTTGTTGAAAATTAGATCTAGCAAATACTTGCTGCATAACTTTTGCGCAGCTTTCTAACCATTCGTTAGCCTCATCATCCTGGTTCATCATTTCACTTCTAAATTTTAAAACAAACCATGGAGATATAGTGTTCGTTAACATACCATTTAAACTGGCTGAGAGCAGCTCTAAGGCGTGTGTAGCTGTTCCGTCATAGATCTGGTCATGTCTTTTATCACCTCGAGTTCTTTTTAAAGTAATGTTAGATTTTCTTGGTAAAAAGTAATTAGCAATATCTTGCCAATGATCTTCCCATGTAGATCTTTGAGCTTTAAGTGTATTGAATTTATCTATTATATTTTTGGCTTTTTTATTTACCGCCATTTATCCTCCTAATAAAGTATATTTTTGCGTTGTTAACTTATTGTCCCCTAAACCTTTAGCTCCCGTTAATATTGTTGCAGATCTACCTTTGCCTCTAGCCATATCAGTTGCTGAAGTAGAAACACTTTGTGATACTTCTGCTTTTGTTGGCGCTGGCGTATAAACCGGTGCTGGTGGTGCGGGTGGTTTTGGTGGTGCTATAACTCTTGCTACTCCTCCCATGTTAGGCTCCTAAAGTTGTTTGTTTTTTATCTTCATCCATTAATGTTTGGTATCTTTTTTTTTCTAACCTTGTCATATCTTTATACATCCCGGCTGTTTCTACTGCTCTTAATTTTCCACCAGTTCTTTTAACATAAGCGTCTCTTGCGCCTTTTAATTTTTCTGGTCTCTTAACATATCTGTTAGCATCAATAACTTCTTTGGCTCTTTGTTGTTGAACTCCTCCCATATTATCCTCCTAGTAAAGTTTTTTTAGATACAACGCTGCTGTCATCTTCTAAGCCGTCAGCTCCAGTTAAAATAGTTGCAGATCTTCCGGTTCTAGCAGCTCTAAGCTTAGCTCTCTTAGCTGCAGTATCTGCAGCTCTATCTTCATCATTAAATTTTGGTGGTTCCGGTAAAGGTTGCACTGGCGGTATCGCTGGCATCGCTGGTACTTTTGGCATTATAAATCCCATGTTATTCTCCGTGTATTGAGTATTCACTCATTGTTGTTTTTTGTGTTGGCGCATTTTTTTCGGGTAAATCAGAAATTGAAAGCGCCATGTATCTCGCACTATCGCAAGCATGGCTTGACCAATCTTTAACTGGTTTATTCGAAAACATTTTCATTTTTTCATTATACTTTCGATGGTATTGTCGCAAGGCATTTATTAATGTTTTGGTATTATCAACATCAAACCAACATCTTGGCAAAAGCATTTTCAAACTATGAATGCCATCCTCAAGCATAAGTTTAGGTAAAATTCTAAACCTAATTCCTAACTGATAAGCTACTTCTCTTCTTGTCTTACCCGTAGAAAATTCTGTAACCTCTATATCGTGAGGTGCGAAATGATCTCCATATATGTAATCTTTGTCTCTTACAATTTTTACATAGTGAGGAAGACCCTCTCTTCTATTTTCGTAGTAATCAATAATCATAACTTGATTACCTATTTTTTGAAAAAAAACTATAGCTGTGCTATCGTCAACTCCTAAATCCCAGGCTGTATGTACTTCTAAGCTTGGATCATAACCCACTTTGGTTATTTGTTTTTTCTCTTCTAAGTTTTTAATAATATCGCCATATACAGATCCTTCTATATTAGCAATCCAATCACATTCAAATTCTTGTCGAAACTTTGTATCTCCCATTTGAGCTTTAGCTGCGTCTAGCTCTTCCTGGTCAATAATTTTAGTTTCAGATGCCTTAGCTATATAAGTCATCCATTTTGGATCACCTAAAGCATATTGGTATAATTCATAAAATAAATTACCCATACCCGCTGGCGTTCCAATAAAATAGCAAAAGCCTTTTCTATCAGATAATGCGGGTCTTATAATTTCATTCCATAGCTTAGGTTCTATTTGTGCCGTCTCATCTATGCAGACACCATCTAAAAATAAACCTCTTAAACTATCTCCCGCCTCACTGGATAATAAAGTTATCCTGGAGCCATTAGGTAAATCACATCTTAATTCAGTTTCGTTAAATGTTGTACCTGGTATAGATCCAGCAAACATTTTTAAATAATCAAAAGCAATTGCCTTGGCTTGCTTATACGTTGGAGCAATATACGCATACCTCGGATTTTTTAACGGGTTCTGTAGAGCTGCTCTAATTAGGTGGTTAAGCATACATACTGTTTTGCCAAACCGCCTATGGCAGCTTAATACTGCGAACCTATACTTATCTAAACTATTATGTAGCTGAGCTTGCAATGGTCTAGGCGTATAAGGTATTTGTACTTTCATTAAATTACACTATTGCTAAAATAACAATTACAACAGCTACAGCTATCACAGCTTTTTTGTGATCTCTCCAGTAGTGTTCTAATTGATCTATTATTCCTAACATCATCTTTTCCCCCCGGTTTAGTGAACAGTTGGTAAATCGAATAAATCTTTAATGCTCGTATATTCAATTCCACTATTCTTCATTAATTTATTTGCAAACCTATTTGCTTGTTCAGTGTCTTCGAACCCGTTTAAATGGATAACCAGTTGATTAGTATCTTCTGCGATAAAAACCATAGCTGTAATTAATTTATCTGTGTATTTATTTTTTGGCATATCCTATTCTTTCTAATTCACACTCTGCGCAAAAATATTGCTTGTTCTTTACGATAACTGCTTTTCTTAAACATTTAGAGCAGCTAGGTTGTTTGTGTGTGTGTTTGTGTCTTAAACTCCCAACTAATATATTCTTAAAAACAGTGGCGGATTTTTCGGGGATACCCCACCTTTGTTCCTTCAAATTAGATCCTTTTATATGCTGTAATAAGCTTTTACTCTCCACTTACTCTCCATATTCTTAATTAATCATTGAGTATCAACAATTGTCGTCAGGTATTACACCTACGACCCTAGCAATAGAACTCCATAATGCGTGTGCGAGGATTGTGGAACCGACAGCCAAGAACGAACTTTCTTAACCTTTTTTCTTTTTATCTTTGTTATGCTTTTGAATTAACCCCGCTTGCTCCAGGTAAGTCTTTAACATCCACACTTGATACTTGATCCACAATTTCTTTAGCTTGTTTAATATCTTCATTCGGTGTTCCCCACGATATGATTAATCTGTTGTCTATTTTTTGTTGTACTTGAGACTTATCTCCAAAAGTACCGCTTGCTAATTTTGTTGCGAGCCATCTTATGTGGCTCCATTTTTCACGAAGAAAATGCGTCTCTTGTGGAGACTTTGGAATTTGTTGATCTTCTGCAATCTTATCTAACAAAGTCCACACACCAGTTTGCCTGGCTTTCATAATTTTTTCTTGCAGCTTGTCATCTTTTCTACAAGCTTTATAAACTGTAGATACATCAGGAAAATCTTTATCCTTACAGATTGTCGAGAGAGGTTCTCCTAACTCCAATCTTTCACATATCTTTTCTGCTTTATCCATTTAATTAATTCTTCTTCTGTTTTATTTTTAAAGTATTTTAAATTTCTTAATGCTTTTAATCTACCTTCCAGGGATCTTGGTCCCGTAGATGCTCCACCATGAAATTTGCAACGATACTTACCTGAACTTTTTTGAAAGTAGCCTTTGCATAAACATTGCTTGGTAAATTTAGAGCCTCGAGTAAAGCTCTCACATTGGATCTTATGAAGTGGTTTTCCTACCATAAACTCACACTTTCCTGACCCTATCTTTGTTACTAGATTAAATTGTCAATTCTGTCTAGCATTGATTTAGGCAGTACATTTTCGAGATCTATAATTATATCCTTATATCTTTTCTTAGCTGTAACTCGATGGCAGCCAAATTGCCTGGCTATTACTGACCAGCTAAACCGGCAAGATCTAGACCAAACTAATCGTCTTTTTTCAACTGTTGGGATCTTAGCAAGGAGATCAATAGCCATTTCCCAGCACGCTATTTGCTTACTGTTAGCTCTAAGCTTTAATCCTTTTTTTTGGTAATATCCAACGTCTTTAGCGTCATAGCTCATTTCAAGTAAATCAAACATTTGTGGAGATCCAGGCTTTTTAACTCCAGGCATCATTCTTTCAGTTCTTCCAGCTACATCGAATACATCTATAATTTTAGGAGCTAGGATCCGCAAGCTACCGCCTTTTCAGCAGCAGCATCAAACTTTTTTTTGGAGGTACTTACCTCCTCTATTGTATTCTTAAAACTATGCTTTCTAATTTGTGATCCATCACTTGCCCGGAACTCGACCCAAAATCCCGTCTTACCCATTTCTTTATAAGTTTTTCCATTATATTCTATAGAAAGTCTTTCAGTAGTGTGGGGGGAGAATATTGATCTATTGTTAGAGTTATTAACATTCCTCCCTTTAGAATAATACTGGTTATATTTAAATGGTTTTATTAATACATTCCTATTAGTCTTCTCAGAGTAGCCAGTTAGTCTATTCACTCTTTTCTTAATAGATAACTCCAAAGTATATTGTTGGCTTAATAGATATTGATTTGTCGATTGTAGCCGTTTTTTAGTTATCAAGTTTAGCTTGGCAAGGTTTTGACAGCTGCGTTGAACACTTCTTTTAGAGATCCCTATTCTTTTAGCTATTGTCGCATATCGAGGAAAACACTTTCCATCTTTAGCTTTCATATAAGAAACCAAACCACAATAAACCTTGAAATCAATTGGTGTGAGCCTTTTGTCCATTAAAATCATGGGATCTAAAATATAATATAAGCTCAAGCTACATCCCTCTTTTTACAAACCAGTTTATGTCGATCCTGGATTAGTTCCATAGCTTGTACCCAGCCTTCAGGTGAAAGCATAACTTCCTTTTTATCTTTTTCAGGTGTGAGCTGCTTTATTCTAAAACCCACCACATCCCTATTTTCGTTAACTTTATAAAAAATTAAAAAACTCGGCAGATTAGCCATTCGAGCTAGCCACTCAGTAGTTGTTGTAGCTTTCCATGCCTGACCCACATCAAAAGCAGTTTCAGCCAGGTATAATGGCATTTTACATTTTAAACAGATCCCGCAGCTATCTATATCAATGTAGCCAAGATCATTTTTTAAACCTCTGTGCCATTCAGAGTATGGATCTCCCTTATCAAAGTAATTATTTCGAGCCATCAATCCTTATGTAGTTTTCTTCAAAATCTTTTATTTTTTTTTCCGCAGCTGTAAGTTTAGTCCGCAGCTCTCCATTAGTTGTTTTGTGAGAATTGCTTATAAGTTCATAATTACTGCTTTGCTCACTTAATCTATTGATCTCATTTTTAAGATCTTTAATTGTTTCAGCGCATTTACACGATTTCTTTTCCATCACAAATAAGTAAAGTTTCTCCCTTCCATCCTTCTTTTAATCTGTCGTTGCTTGGGTGATTAATATCGCAACAGCCAGCGTGTAAGCTTGTTGGATATTTATCAACCCAAACTAAATATTTTTTACAAAATTCCTGGTATTCGTTTTCTTTAGTAAAAGCTGTTTCATTAAATAGTAACCAAAAGTAAAAGCATCCAATGATGCAAATAAGTATTTTCATAATTAAATCTGCTTTATCGTGATTGTCCATGATTTAGGTATTGTTTCGATTGTTCCAACTTCCAGAGATCCATCTTCATCGTAGCTCCAGGATCCGAATAATTGAATTTTGGTTTTTGATTGATTAAAGATCCTACCCACCGAATAACACTTAGCGGGTTCAAGCTTTCTGGCTTTGTTGATTGACACCCACTCAGAATTAGAAACCCAATCATGAGTAGAAACTTCGACCAACGGGTAATCTTCAATAGTTCCATCAAGTTTTTTTTTACGAATAAAAACTTTGCGCTTTAACTTTGCCATTTGTTTTCTTTTGTATTAACTGAATTGATTTTGGATTTGGAAATCTTGTTTTTAAACACCAACGACAAACAGTGCTTTCGGGACATACTCCTTTTATCCCTAAAAATTCTGCTAGCGCTTTGTATGAAAATCCTTTATTTTTTCTAAACTCATTTAAATTCATTTATATCGTGAGTAGTTATGGATTGCTTTTCCGTCAAGAGAACATTCATTTAATGCAAGTTTATCCCCATAATCCTCAAGTTGTACACGCATTTCACACAATTATAGATGGTATTTTGAAAAAAAAGTTGAGATTAACAATACACATCCTTGCAATTTAAGTAATAGAAAGTATATTGACAGTATGACAATGTATCATGACAAAATTAGAAATAAATTAAAGCTTATAAAAAACGACCATTTAGAAGAAACGAATATGCTGCTTGATAAGTTGTTGAAAAAACAAAATATGTCTCAGGCAGATTTTGCCAAAAAGGTTGGTAAAGATGCTAGCACTGTAAATAGATGGATTAAAAATTCTAGAGCAATTGCCTGGGATAATGCAGAAAAAATAGCAAAAGTTTTAAACTGTCATCCGGTAGATGTTTATAAACCAAACAAAGAAATCATGTTACAAAATTTTTGTAAATGGGATGGATATGTTTGTGATATTGAAAAAGAAGATCAACATTTAATACATATTCCTTACGAATATCACCATAAAAATTTAAAAGCTATACAGATGCAAACTCCAGGAACCCATCATGACGGAGAAATTTGGTTATTTGATATGCCATCACAAAAAAAGTTTTCTAGATTTGCTATTGGAAAAATTTGTTATTTAACTGCCTCAAAAAAATTTCAAGATAAAAATAAAAAATATATGAAAGATACAAATCAACAATGCAGACCATTAATAGCTTTACTAAAAGCTACTGGAGACGGAAAAATGGAAATTGTTAATAGCTACACAAACAAACCTATTAATCCTTTGTGTAATAATATCGAGCCTGAAGATCTAGAATATGCTACTCCAGTTAAAGCAAAATACGATCCTCATTTAGTACATTTCACTCTAAAATAAACTCATAGTTGCAACTTACGCAAGAACTGTGCATATTTGTCAATTAATGTTGCCAGAATGTTTCCCATCGTCTATAGATTGTTCCATTGATTTGCGTATATGGAAACTAAAGAAATTATAGATAAAGATTTATCAAATTGGATTAGTTCAATTAAAAAGTTACCTGAATGGGTTAAGCTTTATAAACTTAATCATCATTCACCTTCCCAAATAAATACCGAAGAAGATCAATGGGGTTATAAATATTTATATCTTACTCAAGAAGAACGAAGAAAGCTGCCAGTTAATATTAATATGAAATGTGGTAACTGGTTGGGAGAGTTGGGTCAAAAACAATTTGGCAAATTTTTATGGGATTATGAAAAAGGATCCGGCTTAGTTAAAAAAGATATTCCAAGAGAAAAAAAGATATTTGATGGAGCTATAGATAAATTTAATTCTTATCTACCAGCAGATGACAAAGATAGGAACCAAGCGGAACAGAATAAACTAGGTTTTGCTATTACCTGGAAGAATTGCCAGGAGGCTATTAAAGCTGTGGGATTAAAAGATCCTATTGAATGTGAAAGATCTGTATCATTAGATCTTCCTGATTGTAAATTACCGGTAATTGGAAGAGTGGATTTTGAAGATCAATATAATTTTATTGAACTTAAAACAAAATACAGAAAAAGAAATAGACCAAAAGCAGATGGCAGCTCTAGCTTTTCAAATGTAAAAATTAAAACAGCCGCAGATGAGAAACAAGAAAAGTATCGAGGTTGGTTTCAGCACCTACTCCAAGTCGCTTTTTATTACCTAGCTACTCGTAAGAAACCTCATTTAGTTGTCGTTAATGAATTAGGTTATAATATTTATTCTCCCGATAATTGCGATCAACTTAAACCAAAAAATTTAGAAACATTTATGATTAAGATGAATGCTATTTGTTCTAACAGAGAAAAAATAATGGAACGTCATGCCGGTAAAACAACATGGGTTAAAGATATATTTCCAAACTTTGACCATTTCTTTTGGAATGGCATGGGAGATCATAAAGTAAGAGCTGCGAGATTGTGGGGTCAGATTTAATGGATAAAAAAAATTTACCTAAAAAAGATAAAACTGAAAGAGGAATAATTTGGCATATTTATCATACCATCTTAGCTTTATTATTACTCGGAGTTTTAATTGTAGAAAGTATAGAATTATGGATCCATATAACTTAACGGATTGGCAGCGTATAGCGCTGAAAAAAAGATTTGGTAAGAGTAGCAACACGACTTTTTCCCCTAAGAAAATATCATACTTGCTATTGTTGATGTGCTTTATCATCTTAGTCATCTCTCTCGTCTTATCAAATACGGAGAGCCAGGTTTTTAACAGCAGCAGTTTCTTTCCTGGCTTTCTTAAATTAGGAGTATCTCTTTATGGGTAAAATCCTAAAATTTCCTTCGTTGGAACAGTACCTTGCTGGTCTTAAATCCAGCGGAGGATTATGGGAATATGAACCAGGTAAATTTCAAATTAAACATTTAGAAGTAGAAAAATTAGCTACTGAATTTGGAATAGTTACAACTATGCAATTAGTGAGCTGTGATTTAACTAAGAGCTGCGCTGTTGTAAAAGCAGTATCTACTTATCATGGAAATAAATTTGAAAGTTTTGGAGAAGTATCACCTTTAAATAATAATTTCCCCTACCCCGTTTCTATTGCTGAGAAGAGAGCTGTAGATCGAGCTGTACTTAAAGCTTTAGGTATTCATGGTAAATATTATTCAGACGCAGAAATGCCACCTAAACAAAGAAATGAAAATCAAGGAATAGATCTAGACCATACTAAACTTATTTTAGAAAGAATTAAGAATGCAAGTCATCAAGGAAATCTACAACAAATTTTAAAAGAGAATAGATCTTACATAACAGATCTAGCTAAAACAAATTCTTCGAAAGCTAATGAAATAAAAAAAGCTTTTGAGAATAGAAAACAGCAATTCATAGGAGGATAATAATATGGCTGATTTCCAAAACAATAAACCCAAAGATCCAAACTGGATAGCAACATTTTCTTTAGTGCGTAACACTGAGAAAACGGAAAAGAAACACCCGGATTTTGTTCATCCAAAAAGTGATAAAGTGAGTAAAACAACTGGGAAACCTTTTGCTAAAAACTTTACCATTAATGGAGGTTGGAGTGAGGCTACCGGGTACATCCAGGATGACAAGTCTATTAAGATTACACTTAAAAAGACTAGCAGTACGGGATCTACACCAGCAGCTCCATCCAATCCAGCAGACGATTTTATGGGTCAATACTAAGGAACAGATATGAAATATGGTTTAACACCTAGGCAGAAAAAAGTTTTTGACTACGTTAAATCTTATATGAAAAAAAAACCAGTGGCGCCTACCTATCAAGAAATGGCAGATGCCGCTGGTCTAAAATCCAAAAGTGGTGTTCACAAAATAATTAAAAACTTAGAGGCAAGAGGATGGCTAAAGACGATACCAGGGAAGAACAGATCTATCCAAATAAACCCATAGATCTATCAGACGATCCTAATACTAACGAGGTTATTTCAGATATACTAAGTCGATGCGATAAAGGTATGGATAAGTTTGGTAAAACCATGCGATCAGTAATGTTGCAAAATCCCAAAGATGCTCTATATTGGCTTAACAATTCATACGAAGAAAAAATTGACGATATAAGATACACCAAAGAGGCTATTCAAGCATTTAGAAATCTAAACGAAGATCATAAAAAATTAAAAATTAAATACGATCAAGCTTTAAAAAAAATTAAAGATTTAAAAGAATATAATCAATTACTAAAGGATCATCCGTAATGGGAAGAAAATTTGAAAAATTCTGGTCGGGAGCTGTCGGTTTTACAGCCGTTGAAAAGTTCGATGACCTGAATGTAGCAGTTAAGGCTAGTGTACCATCTGCTGCAGCTACTATCAGCATAGATCATAAAACATTAAGTTATGATTTTAAACGTATAAAGGAGGTAGGTAAAAAAGATGCAAACGCACTACGAGGAACTGGAGCAAAAGATCCAGGAGAAAGAAAAGGAGAGAAAGTCTCTGAACGCAAAGATAACGAGACTAAAGAAAAAAAATGATGGAATTTATCCACCAGGTATTGCAACTCTCTCTAAAGAGGCTCACACAAAACTTATTGATGTGATCCAGTTGCAAGACAAGCTAGTTGCTTTACAAGGTTAATTACTAGCTTTTTTATTGTTGTTCAAAATACTGCTATACGCAGAAAGCCACTCTTACGCCTAATAAAACTTACCATATTGTCAATATCTATTGCTATAATAGAAATATATCTTGACACCCTGTCAATGAATGCTTATATCTATATTGTCAATGAAGAAATTTAAAAAATTCAAATTCAAGACTTTCAAGGCTCTTGAAAATTTCTTCGAAACTAAAATTCTCCCTCTTGAAAACATAAGCACCAAAGTTATTGGTAAGACGCTTTATGTTTGGGAGAAAAAAAGAAAGGCTGCATGAGTAAAGAACAAAAAAAAGAATATAGAGTTGAAATAAAATCTCTATTTATAGTTGATGTTGAGGCTAATTCACCTGAAGAGGCTAAAAAGAAAGTAAGCGAATATAAACACATTGGAGAATGCTCTGATGGAGGCGCTTTCTTTTATGAAAGATACGATTGGAATAAAGCTGAAGTGGAGGCTGCATGAAGATAACAAAACCTTCATCTAATTTAATATGTATATATTTAGATGATCTTTCAGAAAAACCAAAAGCATATAAGTACCTGGAAAAAAAGAAGTGTGTTCAAACGCAATTTGTTCCAGCATTCCTAGTAGCTGCTCCCGAAGTTTGGGGTCAGTTAAAAACCGAGAAACAATTAATGGAGGGAAAATAATGGATGTATTTTTATACAATCAAAAAATAGTTGATGGCAGATCAGCAAGATATATGTCAGATGTAAATAATTTGTCTTCTCTTGAAACTGCTAGACACACTTACGAAAAACAATACAAGATCCCTAAAATCTCTAATAAAACTGATAAAGGCAAATGGCTTAATGCTTATGCTAATACTTTTTTAAAAAGAGCCTGGATCTTTGATGGTCAATTAAAAAAGCTAAAAATAAAATTAAAAACAACTCAATTTCAAATCAATAATAATGCTGCTGTTGTTGTTCAGTTTTTTAAAAATTTAAAAAAACTTAAAGCAGATAATTTTGTTGGAGAAGTTTTTAATGTTCAAACTAACTTAAAGGAGGCTGCTTGATGTATCTAAGAAATCATAAATTAGCATTTGCTAGTGCAAAATCCCAGGGTCTAAGCGACCCTGGATCTTGGATGTATATGTACTCAAAAGATGGGTACGATTATTTCAAAAATATTAGTTTTAGAAATTACATTAAATTTAAAATAAAGGAGGCTGCTT